CCTTCAACCTTGTTTGCAGTCTTTTCAGCAAAGTTGCCTACGCCTTCAATAGCACCATTGACTAATTTTAATCCAGCCTTAGCCGCATCACCAACACCAGGAAGTTTAGACATAACACCTAAGAACAAACGCATAGGGCCTGTAATAACTTTCATAATAATGGTGATCATTTCACCCCATGCACGGATCATAAAGGCTACATAACCAAGAACAGCCTTAGCAACAACGGCTACGCCATTTCTAAATGTTTCGCTCTTTTTGTACGCAACAACAAATCCTGCAACAAGTAAACCAATAGCGGTAACAATAATGCCAATTGGGTTTGCTCGCATAGTGGCATTAAGTTTAAGCATAGAAGCGGCAAGCCCATTAGTAGAAGCAATAGAAGCAAGCGTTGCTCCTGTAAGAAGAACTTGCCCAACTTTCATAACAGTAGTTGTAATAACAACTAATTTTTGAATTGCTAAGTAAGCCTTGTAAGCGGCAACGCCACCAAGAACTGCACCAGTTAATACTAAAAGGACTGTTGAATTGTCTTTAATAAATTTACCTAAAGAGCGTAACCCTGGAATAAATTGATCAGTTAAAAAGTCTGTAACTATTTTAAGAGCAGGTAATAACTTTTTACCCAAATCTTCTTTAAGTTGATCAAAGTCATTTCTAAGAACTTGCATACGGCCTTCAGGGGTATTTCTTAATTCAGCATTAAAACCTTTGTAAGTTGAATTAAGAACCTCAACAATAGCCGCGGATTTTTGTGCTTCCGTTCCTGATGAAATTTGTTTCTTTGTATTTTCATCAAGCACAAAGCCCACTCTTGTAAGAGATCCAAAGTTACCGTTGAGCGCTTGTGCTAATCCGTTTGTCATCTGCTTAAATTCATCAGCGCTTGCGTTAGCGCCTTTTTCAGCGGTGACATAATCAAGAATGGCAGGTGTCAATCTTTCAATAGTGTCAGCCTGCAAATTAAATGTTGCCAACTGTGATTGTGTCTGCGTAATGTTGCCAGCGGTTACAACACCAACTTTTTGTAGCGCGTCTGCCTGCGCGTTGAGTGCGGCAATTTGCTCATCAGTTGCGCCAGTACCAACCTTCATCAATTGATACAAACGCTGTTGTTGCGCTTCTGCCTCTTGTGCTTGAGCAATAACATCTCTACCAAATGCAAGAACCTGAGTACCAGCAAAAGCAATACCAAGAGATGCGCCAATTTGTTTTATTTTGCCCATGAAATTAGTCATGCCAGTAGATGCAGTTTGAACAGATTTATCTACACCTTTAATAGCATTTTCTGCCTGGGCTAAACCTGTCTTTAAGCCTTCTACATCTGCCTGTAATTTAATAAGCATTGGTGGAATTAAATCAGCCATGATTAACTCCCCAATTTTTCTCTAACAGCGGTTGTAAAGATCCTGTTGATTTTGCCACTTCGCAATAGCATTAAAGCCGCAGGTTCTAAGTAAGGGTATTTTACCCCCGCAGGCCATTTTCCACCGCCCTTTTCAACTTGGCGAGAATAGATCATTGTTGGCCCAACTTCAGCCGTGTAAACACCTAAGCCAACACGGTAAGTAGTTTTAATAGATCGCTTGAGATTACCTGTAACTGTGTTAGGCCCTGATCCACCAACATGTTTTGGTGGAGTGATTTTCAAATAGGGTCTGCCGTTTTTACTTACACGCTTTTCATAACTGCGTGTACCTTGAAAGTTTAATTTTGCCTGGCGTTCAACTGCAAGGCCAACGCGCATAATTCCTAATTGCGCGCCTTGCTCAATCTTTTCAGCCGCTCCATCAATCGCGGCGAGAACATCTTTAAGGTTCTTGATGACAATTTCAGCCATTTCATAACCCTTCTGTTTTCACCTCATCAACGGTTCTAGCAATTGCTATTAACCAATCTGCCGTACTAGCGGGCAAGTTATCTACCTGTTCAGGTGTCCAACCAAACCGCTCTGCCATTTGGTAGTAATACCATTGCTCATCAGGATAAGAGAACGCCTCATGGCGTTCCCCACCCTGAAGTAACCATTTTAGGCGTTGGAGTTCTCGCCAATTGCTTTTGGGTCTGCCTCTGTCTGTGGCGTTTCAGCCAAGTTAGGGAACAGATACTTTTGCGCGTCCTTTGTGTGTTCTACCAAAGCGTCATAATCAACCATTGTTAGTTCATCTAATGACTCAAGTTTGATTGATGGCGGAATTAAATCAAATGACCATGACTCAACAAGCATTGCAATAAGTGCATCACCTAATGCAAGTGCCTTTGTTAGATCTCCGCCAACAGCGTTATCCGCTGTACGCATAACATTTTTGCGATCTTTTACGCGTAATGTTGTTGGATCTTTAAGAACTACTTTTGCCCCTGACGGTAGCGTTACTTCTTTAGACATGTTGCCTCCTGTTGGTTTGCCTTCCTAAATCATACTAAAAAGGAGAGCAAGCGGTGTGGGAGAGCGGGAAGGCAATCGCCCTCAACCACACCGCCGCCCTGATCTAGTTATGCGTATGTGCCTGATGGCTTTGCGTTCTGAATTACCCACTTGATAGGGGCAAATCCTCCTGAAGCACCATCATCAGTTGTGTTTGCTTGCGCGTTGAAATCAACAGATACCTGTACAAAATCTTCACCGCGTTCAATTACACCAGTGGTGTAAGCGCCCTTAGTAAGAGTTGCCTGGATCTGAACCGCAGAAGCGCCAGCGCCATAAGCCCAGTTAAATACAAGTGCAGGTTGTGAGTTGTTAAGGAAGTTAAGCAACTGTGAGTCATCTTCCATAACAAATGTAATTTTGCCTGAAACTTCTAATGGGCCTAGAAATACCTGGTATGGATCTTGTGTATTTGAGATGCCATAGATAGGTGTTGCAGGGCGTGTCATGTCAATGTTGCCAGTCAAAGCCGTTGCTACGGTAGATCCACCAATTGAAACAGTACCGCGCCACACTGGTGTAGGTAGAACTGTTGAGAATGTAGGTGTTGGATCTGCAACAAGTTCAGACTGGAAACCAGTGCTTTTTGCATCATACTCAAGCATGCCGTCTGCGTTGAACTTCAATGAGAAGTCAGAGAACTGGCAACCAGGGTATGAGCGGACATCTACGGCATAGAAGTCAGTCAATGTGTATGAGATTGGCTGTACATCTACATTAGATGTGAGGCTGTTAAATAGTGAAATTGTGTGAGTAAATGGTGCTGAAGCGCCAGTAGTTGCTACTGATCCTAGAACACCGGCAATTGCATAGCCCACGGTGTCTGCAAATACTGCTCCACCAAAATCTACTGTTGAGCGTGTGCGGCCTGGAATGTAGTTGTAATTCAAAGCATTTGAGCCACGCAAGCCTGTGTCATAAAGTGGATCAACAATGTCCACTGGCTTTAATGAGTCCTTCATTACTGGAATGAAGTCAGTTGGTGCTACTGCCGTACCGCGGGTTACTTCTTTAGCAATTCCCAGGTACGAGCGTACGGACTGTTGAACAGACATTATTTCACGCTCCTAGTTTCTTGTCTGACGCGGCAGACATAGTTGTTGTTGTTTCTTTTGGTTCTGTTGGTTCTGTGACTGATGGCTTTGCGCCTGCAAGTGTTACATTTGCGGCAACAAATCCTTCAGGTGCGTCAAACTCATCACCAGGTTTTACAGTTACCCCAACACTAGGGAACACGCGTTCATCAGTTCCATTGTATTTGTATTTCATCATGCTCCTTATGCCTGGATCATCTGTGTTACTGGAAATTGTATCTCAGCAAAGATTTCTGTAACGCCTTCTTTTTCAGTAGAAGGTTCTCCATAGCGGGCCTGAATAACTGGCTCTGCACCTTGCCAAACTAAATTACCTGTTGGATCGCCAAAGTTATGATCTGATCTCAAGCGCTCTTTGATGTTATCAACGATTGTGTCAAAGTCAGTCATAACATCTTCTGCCTCTCTATGAAAAGAAATGCAGAAAATTTGAACAATTACGGTGTAATCAACGCGCTTCCAACCATTAGTTGCCCCACCAATAGCCAAACGGGTTTCATACTCATCAGCAATGTAAACAACAATAGCCGCTCTTGTGGCCTGACCTGGTTCAGCGTTTACCTGGTAATTGATGATTTTAGGAAAAGATGTAAATACTTGATTAACATTTTGAATACGCGGATTGGCTAAAAATAAAGATAGCGTTTGGCGTACCGCGTTGCGGCCTGTCAGGGTGGGTACGGCGGCCATTATCTAATCCTGCGGTACTTGTTTACCATGTC